AATCTTCATTGAAAAACTTCATAAAAATATTTAGGCAAAACTAAATAATAATATGAACAATATATTTGGTAAAGTATTTTATAATCTACTCGAGCAAGATGTAGCCGAAAATCTTCCCCCTACAGGCGAGGAGACTACAGGTGAAGAAATGTCTGATCAAGATGCTATGCAGGCAAGTGGAACAAACCCTGCTGACATGGAAATAAATACACCTAGTCAAAAAGTAATGCAGGCAACTTCGGATGCTCAAAAGCATATGATCGGGGAACTTAAACAGTGGATCGAAGAGCTTAGCCAGTTTTCTGAATATTTAAATGGAATGGGGCCTGATTCAATACAATCAAAATTACGGGCTTCAATAGCAGATACTATTTTTGATAAGATTAAAGTTGCAGAAAATAAGAAAATTGCTCGCGTTGCTATGGAGTTACGCTCTTTAAATGAAATGTTAAAGGGTTACCTCTCAACTGCATCTGATTCAAAATATAAATTCGTTTAATTTTTGTGCAGGTGGTTGTTTCCAATTACCCCTAGTAAAAAATCACCCTTTATTCCACAGTAAGTATGCTTTAAGACATATTCTGTTGAAATACCCCCCGATTTTATAGCAATTGCAATATCGTTAAAATCTTTACTTTTTTTACCAATATTTTCTGGCCAGATAAATACACACTCATCCTGCGATAGTAAGATTTTACTTTTATTATAAGAAGTTTTATCTAACCACTGAGAATCTAATACCCAGATTTTTTTATAACTAGAAAATTCCTTTATTTGCTCTAATTGCTTCGAAGTAAATGAACCTATAGACTTTTCTTGAATACCAGCAACTGCTATCCCGTTTTTACAAAAGCAAGCATTTAATGGCCCTTCAAAAATAAAAATATTCTCATTTGTATTATCAATATTATTTAAATTGAATATAGTTTTCTCACTATTAACTTTTGATAAATATCTCGGCTTGTTAGATTTAGCATTAAATAGGTCTCTCGATTGATAATGTAATATTTTATTATTACTATCATAAAACGGAATAATTAATCTATTTTTATGTACAAAGTCAGTTAAAGAAATATAAAATGTCTTTGGCTTATTTACTGCATTACTTAATTTACGAGTATTTAAAAAGTTAAGAGCCTGCTTAACAAAAATATTATCACTATAGTAGTTTAATTGTATTTCATCGGATAAATTAATACAATCTTTAGGCAAGTCATCTACTTTAATTTTTTCAACTGACTTACTAGCATTAGTATCTATTTCGATATTAATTCCGCTATTTTCAATATCATTATTTAATTCTTTGAAATTGAACCCCGTTACTTGCTGTAACCACTTAAATGGACCACTCGACCAACCACAATTATGGCAAAATATATTATTTTTATCCGGTAAAAAATAACACCTACGCTTACTTAGCCACGAATTACCTTCTCTACAAACAGAACAAGAACCTTGATATGTTTTATTATGCTTATTATACTTTACATTTCCGCAATACTGAAAAAATTTAGTAATTATATATTCTTCAGGTATTATTAGCACAATCTGATTTTACAGAGATTCCTTATGCAAACTACATTTCTATTTCTTCTCTAGTCTGAGAATCTAATACTTTAACTACACCCTTGCGAATAAAGTAACCAGAAGCAGGATCAGTCCAGATTGCTTCAACATATATCTTACCGGCATATTCACGCTCAGTAATTCTAGGTGAAACAGGGCGACCGCTAATGGGTGAAGTAATAATTTTAGGCTGAACGTGTTGCATAATAATAATATTTAGTTTATTTGCAGCAATTATATTGACTAACTAAAAAATCATATATATCATCCGGCAATTCTTCTACAATATCTAAGATATTATCATTAATACCTATTTCAAATTTTTCGGGTGGTATAGATCGCTTAATTAATTTTGGTAAAGATAAAAAATTATATGAGTTTGGTTTAGATTCAATATAAACTAGAACTTCACCACAATAGTCACCTGCTGTCACTGCATAGGCAGTATATTTACTCGGTTGGACCTTGAACACAGTGAGTAAAAAAGAATCTTGTTACAGCAGTAACTAAACTATCTGTATCTTTTTGAGACTTAGTGTTTGTAATTGAAATATATTCACCGTTGAAATTGAAGCCTATAATTAAAAATGTACTTAAGAATTCTTCAATAGTCGACACTAATGCATCAGTTTCAGATACAGTTCGTCTCTGGTGATTTTCCAAATGAGTTGCAACAGCCGCCTTCAATATTAATTTAATATCAAGACCGGGTATTTCAGCTATTTCATTTTTAGCTACTGGCTCCTTTTTAGTCCGTCGTTTAGGAGTCAACTTTGCCTTTTTTTTATAATTGTCATTGTTGTTTTCCATATCAATTATATTTAGTTAAATTTACTATAATATTACGCTTTAATCGTCTCTGTTTGTGGCTTTTCTACATATAAAGGCTTTTCAACATACAAAGGTTTCTCTTTGTATATTTGATCGCTTTTATCAATAGTTGGGATGTTTCGCTTAACTAAATTTTGAATAATAACTTCAATAGATTCAGTCTGAATAGAGTAATTACGGGGGAATAAAATACCGCCATCATTAAATTCAAACATAATTTGATTATTAAATTCTCTGTTTTGATAGCAAGTAATATAAACCGAGGAACTCTTTGGATTTACCATAACAGTCCACCGCCTTGGATCAGATATTGCGTAATCTTGAAAGATTCTAATCACATAATATCCGTTATCCTTCAATCGTTTAATAAAGTACCCAGGCGTTCTAATTTTGTTTTGCTGTCTCTTGTTTAACATAATAATTATTGTAACATTGCTGTTGAAATATAACTTAATTTATACTCACTATCGGTAATTTCAAATAGAATTATACCTTTTTCGGAGTTTACACTTATTTTTATAATATTTGATGATAAATTCGTAATCAATCGAAAGACATCAAACGAAAAAGGAATTGCTTTTTTGAGCTCATCTCCTTGATAAGTATTAGATAGAATAGTCGTATAGTTATCTACATTATGCCTACTCCGGTCAGTTAAATCTGCATAAATATTACCATTCTCGGAATACAAATAAACCTTGTTACTATCAGTAATAAAAATACTACTCTTTAGTAAGCTATTAAAGGTCTGAGTAGTTACTTCAAATGATGTATTATAAGTAAATTTATTAATCTTATCAATACTAATATTTGGAATATTAATAATACCATCCTCTAATAAGTGATATTTAAATCTAGTTTTTTCAGATTTATACTCAATATTATTATTATGCAATTTGAGTTTAATCTCATCTCCATCAATACACTCTAATATTTTGATAAGTTTCTTTACATCTGGTATATTCAAGTTTACATCAGATGCATTCTCTAATGCTGTCTCGGCATAGAGAATAATGTTATTATCGGCAGTTTTATTTAAACTACTAATTGTATTAGATTTAATTGATAGGATTGCCATCTCACCAATTCGTGTAATAGGCGAGAGAAATTTATTACAAAATCTATCTTTATTAGATATAATTAATTCCATTAATATATACTATCCGTTTTCCTTTGTTTCTTTTCTTTAGAAGCAATATCAATAGATGAACTTAATTTAGCTATTGCGGCTGTAATCTCAGCAATATTTTTATCGTTTTTAGATAATTTGTTTTCGATCTTTGTGAGAGTACTTTCAATTCTAGATAATGCATCATTAATTTTTACAGCTGTTGCACTGTTATCGAAGTCAAATAATAGCTGGTTATCATCTAGTGGGTTACTTGGCTCAACAAGATATGGCGCTGATACGTGCGCAACGTACGGGGGAGGTACAGCGGGTGGGGGTACAGCAGGTGGAGATGCTTGCGGTGGCAGCGGTCTTGCATTAAATTTAAAATTATTTGGTACATTATTAATTACAGTCTGAGCAAGATTTTTAAAGTCACCGCCTTTCTGAATTAAATTAGTACTAGTACCAATAATGTTCTTATCTAGCTTGTTAATTTCTGCATAGGTCTGTCCCATAAAATTCACCAGCAGGTTTTGAATTTCTGCTGGTGAAGTCGATGGATCAAACCCCTGGTCGTGGGATTCGTTCATTTTTTTATTATAGGTCTCTTAGAAGGTCTTGAATGATGTCATCAGTAATTTCATTTTCATCCTCAATAACAGGCGCAGCTTTTACTTCAGTCTGCTTTTCAGGAACTTTAGTATTAGTAGCTTTTACTGCTGGGCTAGGGCTCGGAGTTTCATTTACACCTCTAAGATGGAAGTGCTCGTTAAACAATGCTCGAATTTCATCTGCAGTCTTTACCGTCATTACAGATTCAAGATTATGCACACCTTTATAGATCTCTTCAATCTTTTGATTAGATAATTTCAAGTCTGATGCAGAGGCAAATCGGCTACTTACGTACGTAGGATATTCACCTTGAGTCTCGCACTTAATCTTTAAGCTGCATCCTTCTGCTGAAAGATCAAATACTCGATGACCAAACTCTTCAACATCTTCACCATTTACAGCTGCTTCGATAATCTTATGGAGCTGTCGACCATAGCGAAGGATTTTTACCTTACCTTTATTCTCTGGATTCGTTGGATCATCAATTACATACACATTAACCAGCCATTTTTCAGCTCGTTTAACGCTTTCAACCTTCGACTTCTCATCATCAGTTCCGACTCGAAGTAACTTAAATCGCTCTTCTGCAATTGGATCCCGTTCATTAAACGTTTGCAAAGACAAAGCTGATACATATTGACCCGTAGCAAATGAAGTCCAACCATGAACAAAGTAATGAAAAAAGGTCTTTACTGGATCTAAGCTATTAGGCAGAATCCGTACAGTATAGGTATTACCGGGCTCAAGCTTAAGAACTTCTTTATAAGTCGTAGCACCACCACCACTATCGTCTTTGTTAAGGGCATCGCGAATTGACTGTAACATTGTTTTTGTAATCATATTAGTATTATAAGCGGTTTCCGTTAAATTAAATTTTTGATTTCTCTTTAATTAACTCATTGCCTGCACGAATTAATTGCTTTGCTTGTGTGGACTTTAAATACATTACATATGATGTATTGTTGTCGTATTCGAATCGTTCACCGAACATGAACGCTAGTACTTGTTTGTCTTGTTGTTTCATAGATTGTTGGAAATTTTTAAGTTCAAATAAATTGTGTATTGTTATTTTGTGCTCTTTTAAGTGTAGTAGGTAACTTGATATATTATTGGTTTTGTGGTTTATGTATTCATCTATATTAATATTTTGCTCATTGCAAAAATCTCTTATATAAATTAATGAATCTTTTAGTTTTTGTAGTATTGAATCTGGATTAGTTAGTTTTAATTTGTCTTGAAATAATGTATAGGATTTTAGTGCTTTTTGTGATGTATAGAACTTTAAATTGAACTCTTTATCATTATAAATTGTATATGGGGCTTGAATAAATTCAACTAAATTAATATTTTTAAATTTAGTTAGCAGACGAGAAATTTTGTTGAGACTATTTGCATCCTCTGCATTAAAATTATCAAAATTAATTCGTAATTTGTACGGTTTATCGTTCTGCACCCTACTAATTTTTAAGTATGTGTTGTAAATGTGTTTTTCGAAGTCAGTTAGCATTATTCCAAATAATATCTATTTTCCTTCTTTTGAATTAAAAAATTTAGATATATACTTACTCTTACTTAAGGTCGAATCATACGTTAAAAATATACGTACTAATTCAAAATCTGTATCAATACATAGATTAGTCTTAAAAATATATTTAAATTGATCGCTTTGTAAAGTATGCAAAAAAACATTAGGTAAATTTAATTTTTTTCGGCAAAGAATACAAATTAACGAACAATAACTTAAAAAGTTATGATCTTGTTCCTTTTCTTCTAATGTTTGGTAATCTGCAATCATGTGGTTATAGGTTTAAATGTTTTACTGAACGTTGAAAAGATTTCGGTAATTTTTCCGCCGCCCGCAGCTTCATGTCCACCCCCATCACATAATTTTCTCGCTAATACTCCCATGTTTACCGGACAACCTGCTTTTCGCCTAAAGCTAACTGCTTTACTAGATAGATTAACTATAATAGCAATGTCTGCATTATATTTGGTCATTAAATAATCTGATACCTCATTGATAGATACCTCAGCGAATGCACTATAAACATTGTAGAACTGATTATCTTTGTTTATCTGAGTATTATATACTTCTAGCGTTTCAATTAAGTTCTTGAGTCTTTTATTGTGAAGAGAAATAATATTTAAATTAAAGTCCGAGAATTTACTAAAACCAGCATTAAATTCATCACAGAATTTTTGTAATTTGTTGCCGGTTCCATACCAAAAAATATTGTTCAAATCATTTGATTCTGGTAATTGCAGTTTATAGCAATCATAGTCATTAACAATTGCAATTAATCGGAGCTGTTCACGGGTTAACGTTTTTGCAAACTTAAAGTGCTTTAAAATTAATTTACAGCACGACTCACACTCTTCAATAATTGTAGTAGCATTAATATATACATGTTTGGTATTAATGTGAGTACTGTGATGATCAATAATCGTTATATTTTTTTGATCTATAATATCATAATCATTCGATACATCTAAATCAAGTATGTATACGTCTGTATAATGTTTAATATTATTTTTATTCTGCCAGTTTAAGAATCTTTCACGGAAGTTTTTTACCGTAGTTGTATGAACTTCATATCTCTGGCCAAGATACCACGACAAGGTTAGGTATGAAGCTGCACCATCCATATCTACATCAGTCCATATTACAATTTTATTTGATTGGTTGCTCATTTAGTTGTCTGCTTTATTTAGTTTAATTGTCATAAAATTCAATCTTGTAGTAAATTTAAAGTATTCAGACTATCTTCTGCTTCAGTAGTTAATGAGTTTAATTCCTCATCTTCTATAATAGTTAGTGTAGAATAATCAATTGAGAATGCATTATTGCCAAAATTAGGACCAAATCGATTTTTCATAATACCCATTCGAATAATACCATTTTCCGAGTCTTCATCTTGCTGATATACACCTGCAATAAAATCAGCTGTTGCTCCCATACCATAACTTTCACTTAATGACTTTAATGATGGCTCCCCTACATCGTACTCGCTATTATGTGTAAGGATATCATTTGCAAAAAATAAATTATCACCTGACACACAAATATCTAGAGTTTCCATAACTCCAACTTCTTCAATACATACAATTTCATCTTCAATTATGTTATTCATATAAAAATTTCTTACATTTATCAATTTCTCGTTGCTTGTTCTCCTTGTAATCTTTTTCCCACACTATTAAGACACTAAAACCTCTTGATTCAGCGCATTTAATTTTCTTATTGTCATATTCCCATATCTTGGTACATGTTAAGTCTTTTTTCCAAGGATTAGGTTTATCATTTTCAGTGAAAATAGCAGGATTACCATGGAATATATCCCCATTAAACTCAATTATTTTCTTTGTTGTTAAATCTACCAAATCATAAAAATATATGATATCAGATTTCCGACTAATAAAATATTCACCGACTTTAGTAGCATACCGTAATTCGTGTGTATTATCGTCAATATACTCAAACAATTCCTGTGATATTCTCGAGAAGCCGGATCTTGTTGTTGTGTACTTTATATATTCCTGAGTGCCTATATCTATACCATGTTTTTCAATATACCAATCAAGTGTATTACGATACCTCTGATAATCGCTTTGCATATTATATTTTATATTGCCTTCGACTGGTCCATACCTTTCAATATTATATTCCAAGGATTTATGGTCTTTATCTTTTTTACATATACTAATTCCTTGATTACCATATTTTTTAATGTATCCCTGTCTCGAAGAACCTAAATGTAATTTATCGATTCTGCTATTAAATATCTCATTTCCTCGTTCATCACCATATTTATTAATAAAATACAGTAGTGATTTATTTATAGTGTCCTTTTCACGAATCTTAAAATATCTTATCGTTCCCTCTACCTCACCATATAACTCAATTTGCCTTTCTAGAGTTTTATTTCGTTTATTCTTCTCGCAAAATTTATTATACTTTACAATACCTATATCTTTACCGTGTCTCTCTATAAACTTCTCCACACTTCCACCAGATCGCTTACACCTGTTTCTATACTTCTTCGCGCCTTCATCAACCCCATATTTATTAATATATTTATCCAACCATGGTACATTACCTTTTTTATTTTTTTCTTTATATTTTACTGTACCTTCTAATTTACCATATAAGAAAATATAATTATCAATAGAATGCGATTTGCCATTAATTGTTTTATATTTTTTAAATCTGTCAAATAAATCTGTAAATCCTAACTTTAATGATAATGCAATGAACCGATTCTCTGCTGCGCTAAAACATTTACCGTTTTCTTTTTCTATTTCGTTAATTTGCGGATAAAACTCAGCATATAATAAACAATTCTCCCCAAGTACTTTTTGCACTTCTTTTCGTTCCAAAAATAACTTCATCATACTATTATTTAGTACTTTTGATGTTATTATCTGCAACTCTTGCTGCATTGCAGATAGAATATAATTTATCACCAACAGTCAAGCCTGAATTTATATTTTTACACCCATCTGTTGTAGGAAATATATGTTGTTTAGAGCAAATAACTGTTTTACCGCTTCGAAGAGTAATCCGGTAACATTTTTGTGTCTCGGGTGGATATATATGTTTAACAATAACAGGCGTGTTGCCTCTAATAATATCACCAACCTTTATATCCTTCAATTTAACTTGTTTGCCACTATCAAGTGTAATATTAGTATTAATATCTAAGCAGCGATTAATTTGGGTTGCTGTAATAATAGGGCAACTAAATACATATGTCAGTGCTCTTACCTGTTCAGATAAATATTTGACCCTTTCATATGAATTACTCCCAACCGGTGAGTTTAATAAATTTAAGTAATCTAATACAATTGCATCAATATTAATACCTTTACTCTTTAGCTTCTTAATAAATGCAGATAATTGATTTGGCGTAATTAAACTTGGTGGAAATTCTTTAATAAAAATACGGCCCTTCGGATTTTTATTTTTAATGTCAGTAATTGTTTCTTTTAATAATCTGCAATTGGTTCTTAGCTCTCTAATTGGAATTTTAGATACTGAAGAGCAAATACGCCTTGCATACATCATCTCTGACATTTCAAGGGTAATTAAAAGAACAGTCTTACCAGTTTCAGCAATATTTTTTGCAATATTACCCAAGACAATACTTTTTCCAATATTTGTCTGTCCTGCAAAAATATATAACCCCCGGCCATTCTGCAAAAAGCCACCATCTAGTTTATCATCAAGCCATTTCCATTTACTCGCAATAACGGGCTCTGCATTATTGAGATCTGCAATAACATTATCAATATTACTGTAAATCTCAATCCCTGAGTCTGAGATTAAACTAATATTGCAATTCTTCTCGAATTTATCAAGAATTAATGATGTATCGAATTCCCCTGTGTGAATACTATCAGCAACCTCTAGAATAGTATTATACACAGCACGCTCTTTTAAGAAACGTTCTGTGTTTTCAATTAATTCTTCTTTATTGAAGGTCTTATCAAGATTTTGTACTATATTAAGAATAAATTTAAAGGCACTAATTTCATCCTTAGTTGTAATGTAAGTTTTTAGCTCTGTTAAGGTCGGTAAAGCGCTTCGCTTACTAAAGAAGTCCTTAATAATATTAAAAATTACTTTGTTCTCACTATACTTAAGGTAATCTACATTGGTTACATCTACGATCGTTGTAAAGTACTCTTCATCTGTTATGCACTTATACATAAAGATTTTTTCGAAGTGATCCAAATCAATTTTTGACATAATTTATGTTATCTTATTTCCTGGATGCATATTCAGCAAGAAAGGTGTTGTTACTCTTCAACCAATTAGGTTCAAACACTCCACCCTTAAGTCCTGGAGAATCATGAATAATATAAATTGGGTAAACCCCTACTTTTAATCCCATTTTGTGTGCATCAATACAACTTGCAATATCATAATGATGGAAGTTGTAGTTTTCATTAAATTTCCAAGCTGTCTTTAAGATAGTTGGTAAGTGAATAGCAAGAAATGATCCATCTGCAATTACAACACGACTGGGAGTTTGTCCGAATACAGTTGTGTACATAGTATTATGCGGTGCAGGGTGTGCTGCTTGCCCTCTATGGTTTTCTTTCTTACACATAATGTGCCACAAAGTTGGAAATTCAATTACTGGATCAATACCACCCGCAACACCAATAATATCATACTTTAATTCATTGTGAGCTTTGTATAGCTTTTCTTGCAGCATTCCATCATCAATAAATACATCATCATGACAGAAGACAATAAAATCAAATTTTTCGGCATACGCTGGTGTAATGTATCTATTGTAGACTTTTGATAGTCCTTTAGTATTTTCTGTTACTACCTCAGATTTATATTTTATTAATGAATTATTCTTATAATCTGATTGAGTAATAAAGCTAATAGATTTACTGACTTGTAAATTATTAATATTTTTAGTGCTTTGCTGAGTGGCGCTGACAATTAGGATCGGTTTCATTGTATTATATTGTAAAGTATGGAGTTGTATTTGCAAATTTGCCAATAGCTTTGACATTTTTAGTATTTAAATTAATTTGATAAATATTACCTTCAATTAATTCGGTCCAATTACCTGATATTGAATTAATTGAGCAAAAGTCACCGGTTTTTGTATTGCAGAATAAAGTACTTCCCTGCCTTGCAATATATAAGCTGTTACTCTGCTCATTAAAAATCCAAACAGCAAACGTCCCTTCTAATAATGATAAAACACTACTAATATTTTCAATTTCAGTAACTGTTTGATTGTCTGTACTAAATTGATTTAATAGTGATGGAATTACTGCACTATCAACTGGGCTTTTATTCCATTTGCAATATTTTTCAGTTAGTTCTTTTGAGTTTGTAATAACACCATTATGGCCTACAATCCAATCACCTGATCTAAAGGGATGACTCGTTAATGCAAGGTACTCTCTTTGTGCGCTTGTAGGTGCTTGATTATGGCCTAACGCAAATTTAGTATTTTTGCTCAAATTAATTTCTTCTGGGTGATCTTTTTGTCTAATAATTTTAAGCGAATTTTTATTAGATATAGATAACAAGCTAAAAGCATATTCACCTCTAAAGATTGTTGCTGAATGTAATATTTCGAGCATTGATTGATTTGCAGACCCATAAATTGAACACATAATTACTAATATTGTATATGTTTTCCGTTAAAAAACTATATTTTTTTATAAATACTTGTATGAGTAATATTATGAATCGGCCTGGTTGGGCAAATAAACCTTTAAGTGGCCTTATACTTGAAATGGCGCGTGAAACTTCTTTTCCTTGGGTATCTGAAGTGCAGGTATTGCTGGATAAGCTTGAGGAGTTTAAATTCCGTGGTTCAACTCGCGAAACTGTATTTAGCTTAATTAATAAATCGGGCTTTAAGTGGCTTCAGGAACCACCATTTAAAAAAGGAGTCTTTAGAATTGGACAATTTGAGATGCTTTCACCTGAAATTAGAGCCAAAGCTCAAAAAGACCTCGATAAACTGAAAGATAAAATTAAAGATGCAAAGCAATTAAAGGATTTATTAATTATTAAAAATTTAAATAAACCTGAATATGAGGAGCCATCTGTACGGAAAGATTTAAAGAAAAAAGAAGCGGTTGCGGCAGCCAAAGTAGCCAAAATGCATTCTGATGCTGAGATAATTGCAAATGGCATTACAAATTCGCCCGATGATTCTATACCAGAAGACATTTTACATTATATTTTGCCAGTAATGTTTGCAAGACTTAGTTATACTCTTGAAGGTGAAGATGTTGAGATATCTAAAGTACAACAGGTTTTAAATCGTCTTGAAAAATATATAATTAGAGGTGAGGAAGCATTTGCAGAAGCTATCCTCGATATCGTTGATAGTGATGATGAAGAAGAATCAACAATAGCTGTGTTTATTTACAAAGCATATAAAAATGCTATTAAAGAAGTTACAACTAGCGCAAAACTTGGACCATCATTTAGAAAAGGTCTCCGTGCAAGTGAAGATACACCCGAAAGTGAACCTGACAGTAAACCTGATTTTAATATTGATCCTAGACCTGAAAATGCTGAGCATTCATCTATGCCCTATCCTTCTGAATATGGCGAATGTAATTATAAAGAAGAGGTAAAAATTTCTCAGACTAAACAAAATCAATTACTAGCTGAAAATTATAGACAGCGCAGACAGCACCAATATCGCATCAACGAAAAGTATAATAAACAGTAAAATTATATTTCTCTACAATCGTGCTTAATGTATTGCACGTTTATTGCTTCTTGCTGCAAATATACTAATGGATCTTTTAGCTTTGCTTCAATAAACCCTTGAAGTCTTAAACTACTACTTGCAGTTGTTGCATCAGATAAGTTATTACCAGCATAACAAGTCCAAGTCTTCTCAAAGTTTACTCCTAATCGGACTCCTTCGAGAATAATATCCTTCTTACTCATATTAATTAATGGAGCAAATACATTAACATTATTTTTTCTATTAAGTAGGTTTAAATTATTAACACTCTCTAAGAACTCCGGTGAACCATCCCAGTAACCTGCTAAACTATCAGCTTGAGCAGATCCAATATATACATTCTTACAAACTAATGCCTCAGCATATGCAGTTGCAATACTTATGAACACCATATTTCTGTTTGCAACATATGTATTAGGTTGCGCTTCACCTTTAATATCCTTTACATTAGGCGTTGCAATGTCATCATTTAAAAGCGAGCTAGTCCTTACAAGCTCCTTAAGAAATTTTACATCAATTACTTTATTAGTAATTTCTATACCTTTTGCTTTCAAAGCATTAATATGGTAATCGACACAATCAATCTCTTTGAGATGTCTCTGACCATAATCAAAAGTTAATGTATGAATTTCTTTAAACTTCTCTGAAGCAAGATAACACAAGACTGTACTATCCATTCCACCACTAAACGGTATAACTACTTTATTCATTTAATAATACACTCCCAGTTGAATTGTTCTCTGTAATGACTGAATTTCGCACAGTATTCATAATTGATTGTTTATCCATATTCACCCAATCATTAATATAGAGTTTCCTCGAATTTTTAAAATTAATTAAGAGTCGATTACCATCAACATTAACTGTTGAGATAGTACTATTAAACTCATTTAGGATGCTATTAATTACTTCGTTTGTGTTTGTCATAAATTATTTGGTTGTTGCTACGTCGTCAGATTCTACTTCATCTTCATCGTCAGTTAGTTCATCGGTTGAGTCTTGATTAACTCCATACTTCCATTCTGTGAGCATCTTTGCTTCGATTTCTGGAATAATACTCTCCCAAAATACTGCATCATCTTGAAAGGACTTTGCATACCCCATCTTCTTCCCCTTATACACATATGTAGAACCCGTTTGTTCCATAACCCCCATACCAACTGCTATTTCCAATAAACCATAGTATTTATCAAGTCCTGTATTGAATGATAAATAAATATCACCCTCAAGATATTGTTTAATAAATCGGTTCTTTGCAGTCAATGCTCTAATAACAATACCAACATAGTTTCTTTGCAATGTTGCTAATTGATCCTTACCTTTAGAGTCTGCTTCTTTAATAGGCTTTCGCATTAACTGTACACTAATACTCGGCATATACACACATGCTTTGCCGCCTGGCATAGTCTTTACTAACGATGGATGCAATTCACCAGGATTATCATATAAATGGTTAGTAAAAATAATTGGCGTCTTTGTCAGTGCACTTAACTGCGTAGCCGTTCGCAATAATGATTTAATTGCTCGTGCCCTTGTACCCATATCCATACTTGAAGATTCTTTCTCCATCCGATTTGATTCCATTTGACTCTCTAAATTACCCAAAGAATCGACTGCAATAATAAATTTGCCTTCTAGTCCCTTTTCTTTTACATTTGTTAAGAATTTAAAGATATCATTTCGGCATTTCTCAATATTGAATGTTGGAATATATTTTACTTTGCTCGTATCTAATCCTAGACGTTCTGCGCCTTCGCAATCAATAGCATTTTCTGTATCAAAAATTACTGGAATTAACCCTTTGCGTTGAGCAGATGCAAGAATTTGTTGCACGAAAAATGACTTACCTACCATGCTCTCACCGTATAGCATTGTTACACGGCCCTTGGGAATACCACCGTTTTTAATTTTACCAGAAATAATAGCATTTAGTACATAACTACCAGTATCGATCCAGTCATCATCGCCAACAATTGATAGAGTAGAGTTCTTAAGAAAACAAGCATATGGATTATTTTCATCTAAAATACTCAGAGCTGACATTATATCTTTATTCATACGTTTATGATATTATCTTTCCTTATTTTTATATAATAAAAGCGCATAAAATTTTTAATTCTATGCGCTTTTTCATACTCTATTTTAGTAGAGTTTAATCCTCAAATAGCTTAATAATTTGTGGATCAGATGGAGGGATAATTAGAGACTGAGTAAAGACTCGGTCATACTGTTCATTAAGCTTTGTCTCTACTTCGAGGTCATTAACAGCAAGAGAAATCTGGCTGAGATTAAACGACCAACTGGTCCCGGTTACCTGGCTACTTGCAGATAAGAATTCACGGAAGAACAAAGGGATCAATTGAACCTGCAATTGACCATTTTGAGTCTGAGCAACATGAATCATTGCTGGATCCTTAACTACAAGGTTAGTTTCACTACGGCTAATTTCCTGGGCTAGAATAGTCCGCCCAACATTGTCAATAAATACGATTTTTTTCATCTTGTATATAATAATATGTTTCCTTTATTAATCAAGAATTAAATTCCAAACAGATCAAACAAATCTGTCTGCACAGCTTCAGATGGCTTTCTAGGTACCCAGTTTACAGCTTCGTAAAATCGTTCTACACAAGAATAAACAATTTTATTGAACATCTTCTCTTTGTCTGGTATAAAGATACTTTTTAGTTCTTCAGGAAATTTATACTTAAATGCAATTGCATCAATACCATACTTGTTAGGTTTCTCTACGTAAATATACTTGATCTTATCACCATCTGCAATTGATTCGTACTTAGTATCTAGATTTAATTTTTTGAGAATCAAATTATAAAAGTAAGCTGCTTTAACATGACATGGCATCCGTAATGCAGTTCTAAACTCACTACATTTACTAGCATATTTATCATAATTTCTAATACTAGAAGTAAAAGCAGTATCTTTAATATCTAGCCTTTTAAATGTATTATATGCATCCATTAAGATTTTATTCGTACTACTCTGAGAGTAAGTAGTAAGCATATTCTCAATAATACTCTTTACATATGGTTTAATTGCTCTTGGCATTGTAGTTCTTACTACTTCTACACCAGTATATTTCCACTTATCGCAATTAATCCCTTCATCGTCCAATACATGCAAAACATATCGCTTTTTCTCGAGAAATATTCCTGTATCAGCAAGAGACTCGCGCTTAAATAAAAATCGACTATCTTTTGAATTTAATGAACTTTGCGCCCATTTTGAAATCCCATTATTAATATATTTCTCAATTTTATCTACAACAGAATACGTTTCTTTAGTAATTTTGCCGTTCTCAGAAAAATTTAATTCAGGTATCTTACTCAAACTAATATATAAACTATCGGTATCCCCGTAAGTCCTTACTTCTGAAGCAGTTATATTCAAATTATAATTTGTATTAATAAATTCCGCACTTAATTCTGCTGCTTGCTTGATAACAGCCTGACCAGTCAAAGTAATTGATGCTGCAATATCATCATCACCAAAAGAAGCATGCTTGTTTCCGAAGAAACCATACACGCTATTAATAAAAACCTTAATACAATGCTGCTTTGTATTAAGCCGCTCAATTTTATCCTTCAGCTCTTTCTGACGAGCTAACAACTGTTCTTTATTCATAATTTATTATAATTTAATTCCTTGATATCTTTTGTGATTAACGAAATACAATGTTTCTTTAGATTTACTTTCTGTTGTTGCATTGATGGAATAATTTCTGTTCTAATCCAGTTACGCCTCGATCCTTTAATTTGATTATTAGTTTCATCCTCAGTCACAAAGTCTTTTAAGTGCCCATTCTTCCACCTATTTACAAAATTAATAAAATCTTTCTTTTCTGTTAATAAAAAGGGATGAGCAATCTTAAATGTATTGAAGTCTGATACTAATTTAATTGGTCTGTAATTTGCATGACCCCTAAAACAATTTAAAATATAACTCTCAACATAATCATCCAGATGATGACCAGTAATTACAATACTATTGTGTGCAATTTCGCCAAAAAATTTTAATCGAGCATCTCTACAGCTCTTTTCTGATTTTAAATTCTTTCCATAACCAATATGGTGTTTAATATTTAAATCTTTTACTCTTTTTTCCATTAAATCGTTCTGTTTACGCAACTTGTGATTAAAATGTAGTGCAGTAACATTATATCCAAGTTTTTGCAAGTAAAAGAAAGCTGCAAGGCTGTCAACTCCCATAGACAGAGCAACAAAGATCTGTTGTTCTTTACTTTTGAGGCTAATTAAAGAATCTAAATTATTTTTAATCACATTTATATTTTAATTTGTTTCCTGCTGTCTAAATAATTGAATGATTAGTTTTCTACGTTATTTAACACTTTTGAGGGAGGGCGGGTGGTCTAATGCGATTACTCAAGGTACTATAATACACCCACCATTGATTCGTAAAATATTAATTGAAATAAAAAAAGTTGTAGCTGATTTTAATCACTGGACAAAAAATAATTATGGGCAATTTCCAATTGAGGTAGACTCCCCACTTGGTAGTTCTGCATATTATGAGCAAGATGATGAATCTACTGTATACGGTGATATAGATATATTAATAATTACACCCGATGGTAATGAGCGCACTCCAGGACGGTCACGATCTTATTGGAACAAATTATTTCAAAGTTTTATTAAAGAAACAAAACCCGAAAATATTCATAGAGATAGTAAAGAAGGTCATCCAATTTTTATCACAGAGAACAATGAGTGCGTCCAAGTTGATTTACTTTTTTGCACTGAGAAAAATAAAGCCTGGTATAAAGCAAGATTAACCCCTGAGCGAGGATTAAAGGGGGCCGCTTACGGTAAAATATTTACAGCACTTGGTGACACATTAACTGCCAGCATACAGGATAATGGAGTACAAGTAAAAATATCTTATGGCAAACGAATGAATTATGCAAATACTAAATCTAATTACAAAATAGAAGTTATTAGTACAAATATTAGCACTTTTGCATATGATATTTTAATGGCAGAAATAGGTAGTTCTATACCCGCAAATGAAATAAAAGTTGACCCGCTGTTGGATCAAAATAGAGGTGTAGATGTTAATAATATTACTGCTCTCAAATTACTTAAAGCTGTAAAGGGTCTAGGTAAAAGTTTTGAACAAAATAAACTCTTCGGAAAAGGTCATCTTGAGCATATAAAGAGTTTACAAAATTATTATTCCACCTTTATTTCAAAATATGCCGAGTTAATGGATAGAAATATTGGTTCCTCTAAACGGGATAAAGCAATTGATAAACAAAAGGCAATTAATGATGTAGAGAAAGTTAGAGAAGGTAAAGATAGAGTTATTAAGCAGTTTAATTCAATTCCATAGCTTTAAGCTTTTCAATAATTTCCACTTCTTCATTCTTACATTTTTTAAGCTCAGCTTGAATCTTTTTACGTTCAGTATAATAAAAATCTACTAAGTCAGGCATAATACCTTTAGTTTTTTGCGAGAACAAAATCTTTGCTTTTGATACTGCAATATCTTCTGTTTTAAGATACTTAACAAACTTATCTCTAGTCAATTTAAATATCTGACCATTTACATGTCTAACAGTAATGTGATTATCGTCACTCTCAATAATTTTACCCACTTTAGTCTCAGGAGACATATTTAAACTAATCATGACGTTCGGATATAGAGAGTTTGCATCAAAACTTACAATATTTTTCTGAAATCCTTTTTGAGGCTCTGCAACAAATGCCCCTGGGTTCTTACCTTCTACGTCACTTCTAATAAAAGTTGAAATATGTAAGTTGTTTTTTCTTGCTCTAATAGCTGATGCACCTGTAATTACAGATAATGTACCCATTGCACCCTCAAACGTAGTCAGTCCCATGTATGCTAACATTCTCAGCAAAGATATATACTGCAACTTAATTTCTAGCTTAACTAAAAGATTTACATCTTGAATATTATAATCAACAAATGTATTCCAATCAGTTTCCATTAACTGATACAAATCTTTATCGCCAATATCAACTTTTCGTTCATTTAATTCAGTCTCTCCAATAAAATCTAAACGATATGATTCTTGATTTTTAAATCTAAATCGTTTGTAAATATCTAGGTAATCCACGCACGAAATACCTTCAATATACCACTGAATTTGCGGTCTACCAAAGCTATTCATAAAAGTTCTTGAATATACTCTATCAACCGGTGATAAATCATTAACTGCACTAGCACCTAATATATTCCTGATACGATTTACAATATATGGAATATCGAAAAACGTACAATTATGGGTCAATATACCATTACATACAAATAAATGTGTATCTGTTTCAATATCACACATTTCAACTTTATTACCTGTTGAAGTAACAGGCTTCAAGCGTACAATGTATTCATTCTGCGTATCATTATTTACGTACTTAATATCCTTACTTATTGTCTGTAATTTAGTAAAATATTTAAGCTCATCTATTTTTTGCTTTCTGGGTTCTTGAAACATTTTACAAGATATTTCTCGCAAAAATAACCGGTTTGTCTCATAATTATATATATGTAGAATGGTCTTACTTGACCGGACGCACGATATAACATTATTCCATAATAGCAATTCCTGCAAATCATTTAAAAAATTATATTGAACACAATCAAAATTGCATAGATCAACACCTGTATCAATGCAGCCATCACCATCAATCATACCCGCATATAGACTAGTAAATTGACAATAGCTTAGCTGTGACAGCAACTCTATATTTGGTTGCTTCTTGAGTTGATTATTGTATATTAATGTTAATAGTAGACCTATTTTATTTGTAAGACCGAACTGCTTATAGTAACAGCCATCTTTTGCCTTTAGCGGGCGACTTACTGCTCTCTTATCAATTACGTCTGTATGCAACCTATGTATTTCTGTATATTGTGATATTACATTTTCATACTTATTACATAACCGTACACTCAACTGTGGCTTAATTACATCGACTTTTTTTATTTTATCCAACGTCCCATCTGTAAATAAAAATCCGATAAATTGCAGTAATTCAGGTGAGATCTCTTCATCTAAATTTATTTGAGTTGCATGTTTATTTTGCGTAAATAGCAGAGTCTGCGTGGTTTCAAGAAACGAAACTATATCTTGCCGGTCAATATAATCCTTTAAAAATGACCATCTCCAATTAGATCTACCTTTCCAAAATTCGGCACCCCACCAATAATCAGCTCTAATTAATTGCGTTAGTTGAATATTATTTTTTAATTTGTCGCGTATTCTGCAATCTGTTATATAAAAATCAAATAGTAAGGTACTATTCAAAAATGTATCTAGGTTTTTAGTAATTAATTGTCTATATGTTAGATTATTATTTTTATTTGGAGTTAAGCACACCTTAGAATATACGTCATTATTTGTTTGTAGCTCTATTATGTCACTGACACTTAGTTCCTGCAGCGGTAATTTCGAGAATGTATTTTTATTTTTATACGTATGTTTTGGTTTCACTATCACCATAAATCTGTGATCAATTGATGATAATACATTAAAACCGAACTCATTCTCAATACAATATTCATCTTTTAAACCTGTGTCCATATATCTATTTATACAATTACCGTATAATTTAAGCGGAGTATTCTCAGTTTTTTTCGATATATTACCTATGCTTGTAATCCTATCTTCAAGCCATATGTGCTGCTCTTTATTAATACAATTCCAGCCACTTAAGATATCAGGAGGATTCTTTCGAAGAAACTCAACAAAATCCGTCAGCAAGTCAATCTCAGTAGCACAGTTAAAGTACTTAATATTTTTCTGCTTAGGTTTGTATTCCCCAGTACCCCAAACATAATATACCTCTTCAATACTATCAAAGACGTTGATCAAGTTAATCGGATATGCTGCATTTTCAGGACTAGGAAATCCCATTCCAGTCGGCGCAACAGCTTCAATATCGAAGAAATAAATCTTTAATGGAAATTTAACAAAGTCTTCTGTATCATTGTAATCACCATACATATCGATTAGCGATTGCTGCACAGGATTGAAATTTTCGAATAATCTCTTCGTCCCAGTCTCTTTAATCCACTTTAATTTATCGAAATATGTATTAAATGACTTTTTACGAATCTTAGTATTAAAGATACTTAAGTCA